ATGCATTTACCCCCCCCTCGCGATGCATTTACCCCCTATCCGTGGGATAGTAAGCAACATCCGTGGGATAGTAAGTAAACTATTGATTTCGCTGGGGTTTCTGGCTGGCGATGCATTCCCGCTCGATCGCGATGCATTGCCTATCCGTGGGATAGTAAATGGCGTAACCGTGGGATAGTAAATATCCGTGGAATAGTAAACGGACTAGCCGTGGGATAGTAAATCCGGTCTTACTGCCTAGACCAAATCTCTATGGATTCGTGTGTGTCTTCGCAGTGCGGGCACTGGTATTCCATCACGCATGGCTTGCCCTCTACCGGCCCCAGGACATCAGCGGTCTTGGCCTCGATCCAGTCAAGCTGGCAGCGAGCCCACAACTTCCTCACCAGGCCGAACTGGCCCATTCGGTGTTCGTGATATTCCTTCTCGATGTCCGTCATGCTGCTGGCTCCTAGCCAAACACCGTTCTGCGGTAGCCGTGGGATAGTAAACATACGATATGCGTGGGATAGTAAATCAAACCGGCTTTGTGCCTCGAGCCGTTCTAAGTGCCTCACGGAACCTTGGCCCAAATTGCTTGCTGATTTCTTCCATCGCTCGCTTATGCGCTATTTCTGGCGCGGGGAACGTAATCCGCTGCTGGCGAGAGCCTCGTCCCATCCAAACAACCATTTTGATCGTGCCGCGTGCCTTCTTACGACCGCCCTTTAGATAACGATAGCCTGGCTTCCCGTAGCGCCGATACAGACCGTAGTAGGAATCCGATTTAGGACGACCTCTCGGATAACCAATGAAGTAACGACCGTAACTGCCGCCACCGCCCTTGGCCTCGCGCGCCTTCGCGTACAAAGACCGAGGGATATTACCTCGAGCGTTAAGTTCCGCCTTACTGCGGACGTTGTCCTTAATTGGCTCCGGCAGCTTTTTCCTGACCGCCTTCTTTCGCCCTCCGTGCATGATCTCTTCCATGTATGCACGATTGCTTTTGAAGACCAGTCTCGCCGTTGGGTTTCGCTTCTTACCGCGATATACCTTCATGCCGGTCTTGGTCCATCGCGTGGCTCCGCCCTCAATGTGGCGGTCCATCTCTCGGACAACCTTATCCTTTGCCTCAAACATTGCCCCGTTTATCGTCCTAGAGAACGCAAACGACGCTTGCTTCATCGCAATCATTGCGGGAAGCGAATCTGCCTTTCTGAAATCGAGCTTAATGTCGTACAAAGGGGAGCACCTGGCCTGTCTGCTGATGGGTTTTTAATAATCCCGTAGACTCAAGTTGAGCCAGGGACACAATCGCCTTCTTCGCCCAGCCAATCGTTGCCGAGAACACAAAGTTGAAGGCCTGCTGATTGTAATCTTCGCTCAACAATTCCTCTGCCGGTCTGTCCAGGCTCTCGCATATTGCCTTGTGGTCGAGCGGATATACGGTCGCCGTCCAGATGTCGTCGATCCGCTCAAAGTATTCCGTTGGGTCTAACTGCGCCAGCATCGCCACTTCACGGATTGTAATATCCGGATGCACGAATTTCGGCACCGACAAGTCGAGGTCAGAAAAAGATGTTGTTATGTATTTTAAGCTCATTGTCGATCCTCTTTGAAAATGGGTGCCGTGGTTGACTCAATTCGCAGCTATGATTCTAGCCCCCCTGCATCATCAAGTCTTTCGATGCCACGGCTCACCGTAGGAGTAACGGGGGCCCACATCAAACGCATTATTTTACCACCCTGCGGATTTTTCCCGTCAGTTTTTTGTTCCTATACACTTCAGGGCACCGGATGATCTCTAAAGGCGGCTCTTTGACCGACCAAAGCGGCCTGACCGATAGGTCCTGACATATGGCGAAATCTTCTGAAAACCTCTCCGCCATTTGCGAAGCTGCCTGAATTGCCAGCCTCACATCCTCCGCCTCATACAGTGTGATCATTCCGGTTATGTGCATTTCTATCGTCTCAAAAATGGTTAACAAAAGAATAAACCAGAATCATGAAGACCAGAAACGCGAGCGCGTATAAGCCGTCAGTCATCCACATTGAGAAGCTCCCTATACCGCCTAGCGGCATCCATATCGGTAAGAACCTCACCGATAAACTCAAGATACTTCCTCTCAAGGAACCTGTGCTTTTGGAGCTCAACAGCCATAAGGCGCTGCTGCTCTGGAGACAGTGACTTCCAGTGGTACTTCTGGTTAATAAAAAGATCGAGCATTCGATCATCGACATTCTGCTGTGATTGCATGGCAACCTCCTTTAAGTTGGCCCCCTCGATTAAGCTATCACAGAACAACAACAGAACGACAATTTCGTTTAGATTTTGTTGTTATAACTAGCTGTAGCTTATGATCTTGTAATCTGGATCTAACTCTTTTTTGCGAACCTCTTCGCGATAGTAGCGACCGATCTCCAGTCGGATCTGCCGCGTTGTTTTGAATATCCCTTGCGCCTTTTCACGCAGAATATCCAAATGGCCCTCCCCGAGGGTTATCGCCAACCAGTCATAGAAGGCCACCGGATTCTCTGTAAAGTAACGATGATGGTAGTGGCACAAACTTACTGCATTCATCATGTCCCACCTAACCGCCTTATTTCTGCGGCCCACCAAATGAGCACACTCATTGGTCTCTGTGTTGCCGCAGTACAGACAAGCGCCGTCACGGAGCCTCACTGCCTTTGAGAACCAAATATCAGCGCTGTCGCGTTTAACCGCCATCTTTCTCACCGTCCTTCAGCAGCTTAATCAGCACAGAGTCTGGCTCAAAGCTGATTTCTGCATCCTCTTCGAGCGCCTCTTCCCAAAGCTCTGCGAATGCTTCCAGATCCATCGCTATCGTTATCCCTTCGGGGAAGCTATCCGTGTATACATCCGTGTGCTTGGCGTTCGCCAGGTTAGTGTGAGCACCGGCAATCGTCGTTGTCAGAAATAGCGCCGCCCCTTTCGGTAGCGGAACCTCAATAATATTCATCATTGTCGTGGCCTCACTGTAATCCTGCCTACCTCACCATCAACCTTGTCATAGGTGATGACCTTAGCGCCTCGCCGCGATACCCAGCCGCCCCGAGCAGCATAGGCATCTCTGCCGCTGAGAGTTGGGTGCATCTCCGCAATCGCTCCGCCATCCTCGACGACTCTCTCATGGTGATAGTGGCCGGTATGGATGTAAGTGCAGCTAGCGTTGCCCCACATCTCCCTGAACCTGGGCTCGCTTGCGAACAGTTTGTGCAACTGAGCCAGCTTGACCTTGTGTCCATGATGGAAGCCGAGCATTGTTTGCCCATGTAGGTAGGCGTAGTATGGAAAATCGTTGTCGATGACCTCTAGTCGAGGCTCCTCACTGAAAAGATGCTTGATGTGCTTACGCAGCCAAATGCTTCCAGAAATATCATGATTTCCTTCTGCTGATATAACCAACACCCTGTCAAACTTCCGAAGCATCATCTTCACGGCTTCTGTCATCACCGACATAGACATCTCGACAAGCTTGCCGTATCGGGTGTCCGCGTCCAGGATGTGCCCCGACTGAGGGGTGACGCTGAGAATCCCATCCCAGTGCAAAAAATCGCCTAGCTGGCAAAGCATCCCAATTTGGGACTTAGGCGCTGCTTTGATCATGTCGCTAATCGAGTTAAGGAATACATCCCGAGCGATGTTCACATCCCAGTCATCGCCGGTCTCTGCCTCATAGGCATACATTCCCAAGTGGAAGTCTGTGATGGTGAGTAGGCTGAGAAGGTTTTCGTCAGCATTTTTGGGAGAGGGGATTGGCTTGAAGGGCTTGATCCCTTCTTGAGCCTCTTCCAGGCGCTCGATGAGAATCTCAAATTGGCGCTGTTGATCGGTCTGGCTCTTCACCCACTGCGCTGTGGGTTGGCCTTCCTCGTTATAATAGGTTGATACACCTTTGATCTTATATCCATCTGGAACTGTATGATTCCAGTCATGGTCTGGCGAGTAGCCAGCACTGGCTGCGTTTTTTAGCAGCCTCTGTTTACTCTGCCTTAGACTACGCTCACTCGACCTTCGGTCCTTGGCAATCTGGCTGATGGTTTTTCCGCCGACAATATGCTCGCGAACCAGCATCGCTTGAGTTTCAGACGTGCAAAATTGAAGCAATGGATGACCCATGCTATCCCCCTTTTAGCCTCATGTATTCTGAATCGGCTGGGCACGTAAGCGTAACGCCGTTATCTAAGGCCCAGTTTTGAACCTGATCCATGAAGTCGCACATTTCGCCTGGTGAGAGGTTACTCGTATGTCTGACTTGTCCAGGTATAGTCGTACTACCGACTAAAACGTCCTCTGTCCCGAGGAACTTATTTTTCAACATAAGCTTCATTCGCTCTTTATCTACATCAGCACCGCGCTCAGCGAAATAGTCAGCCATCTCTCCACACCACAAATGAAACAGATTGCTTTGGCTGAGAGACCGGCGACCAGTAAACCGACCTACCTTCCACTGAATGGCGTTTTCCCAGTTCCATTCTGTTTCAAGATATTTCTTGAAATGGTTCAGTCGATCTTCAATCTGGTCTTTTGATTTAACTAGCCAAAACTCTCCGCTCATCACTTTTTCAAACTCCTGCATATCCCGTAGATGTTTATACTGCATTTTGTGGCCGTCCATTTTTTGAATCCGGCCATCGTGTAATTGTCCCGCTGCAACATAATCAGCCGCAGCTAAATAGTCATCTTTCCATTCCCAGCCCATGAACTCAACGTGGTCGTCAATCTCGTGAAAGCTGGCGAATGCATAAATGTCGCAATCGAACTGGTCTTGATAACACTGAGTATCCGTTGTGTACCAATCGCGACAATAGACCGTCCTTGGCTTAGTCTTTACATCGATCTTCCAGCCCAGGCGCTCAATATCATATTGAATGCCGCTTACTTCCTTGGCCGCATGAATTGCATCCCCATATATTATTATCGACTGAAGAAGCTCTTGCTCGCACCTATCAGATGCGTAAATCCTGCCCTCGTCATCTGGGCAAATTGTGTGCTGGTTTGACCAGTTACTCACTTAGCTCTCGCTGGATAAGAATATCGATGTAATGACGCGCTTTACGCAGGTCCTCGACACCACCCTTATCTCTGAATCGAGAAACATATTTAACAATGGCGTGCTCACAAATCCCGAGATCATTTTCGAGCGCATACTCGAGTGGCTGTATCTTGAGCTTTTTATAGTGATCACCTCCAATCTGAATAGACATGGCTTTCTCGTTCATATCTCCTCCACAATAATTTTTCTGCCGTCTCGGTCTCGCTTAAATGTTTGCCCCTTGTCTTCCCACAATTTGAATGTGCCCTCGAAGGGGGCGTGACGCTGCTTCGCCACCACGAGTTTGAATGCCGGATCATCGAGTAGCCTCTCTTCTTTTTCTCCGAGAGGTATGCCTAGTGACTTGGCCTCTTCTGCCTGGGCGCGCTTTTTGTTGTGCCAGCAAATGAATAGCATATGCGCCTGGTCCACGATCGTGCCGCCACCGCGAACATCAAATCTCGTTGGGAGGTATTCGTCACCACCGGTCTGAGGTTTTCTCACATGATGCACCACCGCCAAGTGGATATCCTTAGCTTCAGCCATGCCAATCAACTGATTGCAAAACAGCCGCTCTCTCTCGATGTCGTCCGTGACACCACAGAACTGGAGGTTGTCCAGGACAATAAACTTGCACCCCCTGTCTGCCATGGCGGCGATAGCACCAAGTGCCTCGAGGGGCTGCACGCCACCGAGGGCTCGATACCAGCAGATTCGATCTTCCGCCCAGGCAGAAAACCGTCGGGCATACGCCTCCGTGATGTTGTCCGATCCCGCTGATTGCTTGCACATCATGAAAGCCTGATCCTCAAGCTTCATCTCGAAGCTCGCTATCCCAACCGGAACCTTGCGTGCAATGTGGAGCGCGACCTGGCTGATGCAAGTGCTCTTCTTATGGCCGTTGATCCCACACCATAGGCTCACCGCACCAGTCTGCATTTTGACCAGCCCGTGGGTATCGCCCCAAGGCAAGGTAAACCCCTTAGCCGCATCGGTCCCGTTGATGCGACTCAGGAACTTGTCTTCAAAATACTTAATGTCTACAACGTCAGCAGCCTCGCTCTTCGCGAAGATTGCCTGAAGGTCTTTATCCGTAAAATCGAAACGTCTTTCCTGAATCATAATTCCAGCCCCCCTGATTCAATTTCGTTATCTTGCTCGTCTTCCCACCGGCGTCCGTTTAACCATGTAGATGCCATTGGGATATACCGCTTGTCGCTGCTGAACTCATATCCGTCTAGAGCGGCGATTGCCGCCTTCTGATCCTTAACGCTCAGATTGCGGAATATCGATTCGCTCTTTTTCTTGTTCTTGCTTGACGGGTATTTCTTCCAAAATTCAGACCACCTCGACATATATGATGGTTCTTTGGTGGTTATAGTGGTGGTTAGTGTACGGTTAACCGTACTACTGATCGTATCGTTTTCTGTACTAATGATAGTATCGTTTTCAATACTACTGGAGCCAGAAGTATGGATTTCCGTACTAATGAGTAATCGGTAGACCGTGCTCTTAGAAAAGCGCCGCTCCCTAGACACCAATCCGAGCTCCTCGAACGTCTTCAATGCATTGGCAACGGCGTTGCGTGTCGCGCAACTGCGAGCACAAATATCTTGATACGACGGGAAGCAGCAGCCCTCAGCATCCGCGCGGTCGGCCAAGGCCACCAGGATCGCTTTTTGGGTGCTACTAATCCCAACGACCCTGTTAAGGGCCCAGTTGATAGCCTCGATGCTCATGCTTTGTTCAGGTAATAATTCGATTCAGTAATGAGACCGGCAACGAGCTCCTCAGAAATGTCATTTGAGGTTGAATCGCTCGGCAACGGCTGCGCCGACTGAGATAATACCTCAGATACAAACCCATTTGCCTTCCCTGACCGCCGGAGAGCCTCTCTGAAGCGTTTTTTGTCTTCAGCAGTAGGTAACCTACCACTAGACCTATCGTGCTCCCAGAGCTCGATTACGAAGCTGTCCTCAGTGTCTTTCGAGACCCGTCTCCTAACGGAGTGCGAATAGTCTCCCTCGGGGTATAAATCTGAATATCGAAGGTTCACGGCATCTAAAACATCATTGGCCCCACATCCCGCCTTGCAGTGAATGAGGGTCATGCCGTTGTCTTTTTCAGTGATGTGCAAACTTGGTGATCTGTCATCGTGGGCTGGGCAGACTGCCACCCAGCGTCCATCCCCTATTTTCTTATATTTTTCTACTCGGTCTAAAAGCTGCTGCGCTGCCATATATGCCCCTAATTGAACGTGATAAAATAACTGTCACCTCCACCCCCGTGGATTTGCCCCCGTAAAGGGGGCTTTTTTCTATCCCTCCAGGAATGCCATAACACCAACACCAAGCGCCTCGCAGAGACGCTGTAAGGTGTGGACTTTGAGGTTTGCGGTCTGACGCCACCTTACCACCTGCTGTGGCGTCACCCCCATTCTTCTTGCAAGCTCAACACTTGTTATCCCCCGTTCTTTTTGAAGGGATACAAGGCGATGCCCGCAGTCTATGTGCTCCATATCAACCCCTAGAACGGAATATCTTCAGAAGCAATTTCTTTCTGCGGCTTTGCAGGCGCGCCATCCTTTGGCCGCGTCGAGATCGAGAAGAACTTGCGACCATCCTTGGTCTCCTTCACCCACGCAGAAAGCCAGCGCTCCTCACCCTCTACGTTGATGTTCCCCGTGAAATCAGGGTGGCTGTCCGTTTCCTTGCGGTCGTTGCGGAACAGTACGCCCCTGTTGGTGTTGTCATACTCCATTTGCTACCTCCTTCCGTGCAGCGTTCATTTCATTTGATCTGAGATATGACCTCTCAGCGGTGGTGAACACACCCCCTTTAGTTGGCGCTAAACCAAATAGCGCCTCCCTGGTGTCGTTGTCGAGCTCCATATAGCACTCAGCGACCCAAGCCACGTCATCGTTCTCTATGCCCTCTTTGATGGCTATTACCGATGACCAATTCTCCCTTATGGCGTTCAAGTGAGAGGACAACTGCATCCCACGTTGCTCATAAAGCTTTAGCTTCTTCTCAATCTCTTCGTTGATCGCCTGGTTAGTTATGGCATTAGCGACCTCTTCGGCGCTCGCGTATTCTGTACCGCCAAAGCCGCAGGCAGACAGGCAGCGACCGATTGCAGAGGTCTCGCAGTTCTCGAGGGCGCTTGTGCGGTTGATGTTACTGCTGCTGCGATATTCTTCAGCGTATCCCGTTGCCCGAATCCTGTCGGACTCATCCTTCACCACCGCCTTCATGATGACCTTCTCTTCATCTAAAGTCATTATTTCTGTGACGATTGACCAATCTGGCTTTGCGGCTACAAACTCCGCCACCCTGGTGGCAATCAGCTTGTACTCTTTCCCCCGAATATTGACTGTTCCAGTCATTATCTTTCCTCCACTATTTGCTCTATGACCTCTTCTGCGTTGAGAACAGGCCGCCCCCAGAACAGGCATTGTCGAATGTCGAGAGAGCCTATACGCTCTACGCCCTTCTGGCCCCAGAACTCTACCGGCTCCAGGTCTTCGCGATATGTATAGTTTGTATACAGGTCGCCAGAATCTACACGTAGATAAACCTCATCGAGGTCGGTATCTACGATTGGGCATCCTCGATACTGAGTGAGGTCTTCATGCAGCTTGGCCTGTAGCCTAATGATCACATCCATAATTCACTCCCCGTGATTGAAATGGCAATTGTGCCGTGCGGGATGCCATCAACCGCAGTGACAACCAGATGTGCAGGCAAGGGACTCATTTCACCCTAACCATAAGAGGCCTACACGTAACCGACCTAAGGAATATCGGCCTGGCTCGACAAACGAAGTGTAAACCGAATTGCTTATTAGCGGTTATATTATTTTGTTATAAAAGATAGGCTAGTAAGACCAGAGCGCAGGCGCAGGCCAATAGTCATCACTGGCCGCGTCGAGGTGTATAAATCGTTGGGAGTGAGGCCCAGACTGGTTAACCCCGACGCGTTTAACGCCATGCGCTAATGCCACCTCGAGAAGCCTATATGCCCTCCATCCACTGATCTGAATGTCTACGGCTTTGCCGGTAGAGTGCGTGCCAGGACGCTCTTTCTTGGCTTCTATAGGGTGGGCAGGACAACGATAACCAGAGCTAACAGGCAGAGGGAAGCCGCACACAGCCCTAATGTCATTAAGAGTGTCCAGAAATTGTTGATCAAAGACGTAGCCCCCGCAGTGCTGGCAGGAGAGCTCCGCCTTGCTGAAATAGCTCATTGCTGATGGTTCTTAACCGCTGTGACGATTTTCTCACCTGATCGAGCAACGACATAGCCGCCCAAGCCAATTTGCAGCAGGGTCCATGCCTCGTCTCTGAGCGGGTTTGGAAGCCAGCCCATTGAATCTCCAACAGCCAGCGCCAGGAATGTGAGCATGGTAATCGGACGCCAGGTCGCGGTTACCCAGTGCTCGGACTTAGCTTCAGCCTGGACAATGCCAGCCTTGGCTTTCAGTGATTCTGCTTCGTAGTCAAAGACGCGCTGCATCGCGGCAGCTTGAACATCCAGAAGATGGCCCTTCGCCTTGAGTCTTTCCTCGTCGGAGGTATGGAGTTCGTCAATCAGCTCAGCGGCTGGCTTAAAGACTCCGGCAATGAGATCGGTAATGGCGAGCATTAGCGCTTATCGGCCTTGTCGTCTAGCTTCTCAAGGATTTTATCCAGCTTGTCTTTAATATCCTTAATCTCGCGATCATGGGCTAATCGGGCCATTTCTGTTTCAGTCTTCAAGACGGCAATCTGGGTCGCATGATCTTGCTGGCGCATAAAGATTAGCCATACGAAAGCGCCTATAGGCATTACCACCCATCTCAAAATCGTCTCTAGAACATCCATGTCACGCAGATTCCTTCAATAGCATTGACGCTCGCTTAACGTCATTCTCGTGGGACTTCCGGCAATGCTCTTTCTGAAAGGGCAGAAATAGGAAATCAATCACTATTAACATTTTACCCCAAAACCACTTGCGCCTCATCCGGTAACTGCGGCCAGAGAGAGACTCGTTGGGGTTGTCGCCCAGGAATACTACAACGCTAAGTAGCTGAGACAGCGCGTCACCGCATCTAATGAAATAACGGCCAACACTGCCAGCCCAAGAACCAAGATAAGCCCGAACGCGATCCCAAAAAATATGCATTTTGCTAAATCGTCCATTTATAGAGTTGATGCCAACTTAAACAGATCGTCCATCTGCTCATCTGACAAGCCAAGAGCAGGAGCCAATGTGCCAACCCAAGAGCTTGATCGCTGTACTGTGGCGCTGTATTCCCACTCAATGCTGATTGCAGACTTATCCGGCTCAGGGATTAAGGCGATTGCATCTTCTACAGTTTCCAAAAACCCCTGTTGAGCTAAAGCCAAGCGAGCTTGCCGCATGGTGACAGAAGCATATTTCCGCCATTCTTGCAGGAAGGCGCTTTTTTCTTCTGCCGTTAGCTCTACAACGTCCCATTCATAAACCAAAGATTCTGAATTTACTTCGTCTTGCAGTTGAACCCTTTGAGTAAAAATGTCGTATTCTGGCTGCGGCGCTACTTCATACCTAGTTTCTTCGGCAGACACCACTTCTGGCTCTACCCATTCATCACTTCCAGTAAGCGACATTTCAACGCTCTCAGGATGTTGATCCCATCTTTGCCAAAAACTGATAGCCTGAATGACTCTGCCGCGAATCATCTCCTCTAAAAACTCAACATCAAACTGTGTTGGGTTCATGCTCACGCTAAAATCAGGATAGCCATCTGCCTTATATACAACGCGCATAAACTCCTGCTTTGGAGTTAACTTCGCTATTTCATATTCGTATTGCATATTTCTAATCCTAAATTTTTGTCTATGTCTTTAGTATTTAACATAGGCTTTAAGCCCGATTATTGACCCATCTATGCCATTAAAAATTAAACCCCAGCACCACGGCTGATACGGAAAGTTGTCTGGTAACGGATAATCTATATTCAAACTATCGCACCATTCTTGAACAACGTCTGTGCCTGCGAAAAAATACACATCGCTTTCTGCTTGCTTGTTCCCTTGCTTGTCGTACAAATTAGCTTTGCACCAAAACTTTTCAACAGGTATTGCAGGTTGCCGAGAATCGCTATTGCCGTAGCGAGCTACTTTTAAGAGAACGCTATTGTCTGATCTCTTTTTGTAGCCATAAAATCCTGCTAAATCAGCGTTATCTGTGACTTTAAATTCACTCAATACTGCGGGGCTTGGCTGACCAGACACATAAAGGCTGGTATGGCTTGCTGAATACGACGATCTGTAAGACTTTAAAAGATCGCTTTTAGCTAAAACGCCTTTCGAGTCTGCGGAAACCACATCACGCCGAACAGCCTGCTTTTTGTAATAAATTACATCTGCTGTTGCGATGCCGTTAAATGTTGTGGGATTCGTAATCATGCGAAAGTAAGCGTATATGCGTTGCTAGTAGTTGACCCCCACCACCAATATGTCGCGCTCGACCATATCCAAGTGCTATAACTAAAGCTACTACCAGAGGAGGAAGTAAAACTCGCGGAGCTTGTAGCAAATGTTTCTGATCGCGTTGTAAAAGAACCGCCTTGTGAGGTTTGGGAAGGGCCGCTAATAGTCAAACTGGTAAAGGCGCTTTGGCTCGTCGTTGGCGCGCCGCTTTGATTGCGCTTCAAACGTAGCATAATCCCTTTGGTTGGCAATAGCCCCGTGCTACCGCCAGAGCCGCCCCAATTTTGCTGTAGGAACGCAAAATCTACGCCACTGATAAGCCAGCTAATGGAATTAGGGCTTATTGATCCATAGCTCGCGCCGCCTCCTGGACTGCTGAACGTGTACCCTGCTTCTGTCCAATATGGGGTGTAATCAGTTTGAGCAGTCATAGAG